GATGGGCTATGCCCCTACTCGGGTCCTGGTCACGACTTGCCACTCGGCGGCTATACCAAGATACCTGGCTTCAAGCCGGAGAGCATGGCACAGACGTGGCTCGTGGCAACTGGAGACGGCCTGACTGCCAAGAAGACCAAGGAGCTAGTAGCATCTGATGTCATTGTAGGCGTGGTCATGAATCCTGAATCGATTGCTGCCATTATTGCCACATATGGTGAGGACTTCTATCAGATCCGGGAAGCGAATGGCGGACCATTGCTTACCTTAGCTCAGTGGCAAAAGATGTTTGGGACGAATGGTCTCGGCCTGGTGGCCATAAGGAACATGCGACTGAAACTGCAGGGACCGGGAGTGCATTTCTAATGTCCCGAACAATCCTGATCTGCTGCCTGCTCCTGGCAACTCTCATGCAGATGCCTGCCTGTGCCGCTCTGGCAGACGATCTGTCTTATCAGGTCCCACATGGAGCCGTTGACCTTCAGCATGTTGCCTGGGATTCAGTCAAGAGCATCGACAAGACCAATCCCGGCATAGCAGGCTGGATGCCGACCAAGAAGCCCATGAGGGATCTGGGACCGTATTTCGCAGGTACCAAGGCAATCGTGCAGAGTGCCAACAGCACGGAGACGAGCCTCACCGCCTGGGCCGGGGCCGAGACGCAGATTCCGGCGAGCATAGAGAACGAGAGCAGCAACAGCAGCATAGACATGATACTGCTGAATCAAACTTTCTGAGGAATTTTCATGAAACTAATAAAATTCATTAAGGACTATTCAGTCCTGACGACCAGCGGTAAAACAAAGCACTACCCGGCAAGCGATGTGGTGATCAACTGCCCCGATGACGAGAAGGCGCAGGAAGTCATCGACCGGGGCTTTGCGGTGGCGGTGGAGTAGATGGTTGCAATTTGGAAGAGCAAGACCCTTTGGGTTAATGTGCTTGCTGCAATTGGATTGTTCGCATCGGCGCAGTTTGGATATACTCTCAGCGCAGAGGCAACTGGCATACTGCTGGCAGGCATCAACGCGGCTTTGCGTGCCGTGACGAACGAACCGCTTGAGTGGTAGAGAATAAATTATATTTTTTCATAATAATAAAGGAGAATACGACATGAAGAAGGCTCTCATCGTGGGGATAAATGACTATCCAACGGCTCCATTATCGTTCTGCGTAAACGATGCACTGAATTATCAAGCGACCCTAACGGCAAAAGGCTTCACATGCACGATGCTGCTGAATTCACAAGCCACCCGAAACAATATCCTCGCGGGCTTGATCTCCCTTGTGAATGGCGCGACCTCCGGCGATTCGTTGGTATTCGCATTCTCAGGCCACGGGTCCCAGATCACCGATTCATCTGGCGATGAGGGCGATAACAAGGATGAGCTATTATGCCCTGTCAATTGGCCGCAATATATCAGCGACGATGATATCCGGGGCGTCTTTGGCGGGCTGCCGAGCGGTGTAACCCTGGATTGTTTCCTCGATTGCTGCCATTCTGGGACTGGCACGCGCGATATCAACCAGATAGGGACGATTCGATCCCTCCCGCCGCTGATCAGGGAACGGAGCAAAAAGGCAAAGACCAAGGCAATTGTGCTTGTTCCGATACTCAATCATATCCTATGGGCAGCCTGCCAGGATGGACAGACGGCGGCGGAATTGATCGTGAATGGATCCGGCGCGGGGGCATTCAGCTATTATGTGAATAAGGCGCTGAAGGCCACAGGCACCAGATCGCAGATGATCAACTATGTCTGCGCAAAGGTCGCTGCATTAGGATTATCGCAAGTTCCTCAATTGGAAGCCACTCAAGCCGAGACATTGCAGGCCCCGTTCACTTGAGGCGACATGAATGGTGATCAGGCATATTTGGAGATCTTGCAAGGGCAGGCTCGCATTGAGACGCATGTGGATGAACTGAATAAGAAAATGGATCAGATGTGTGATTTCAAGGACACGTCGATAAAAATTTTTCAGGAATTTGAGGATTATAAAAAAAACCGAATAGATCTTCCTGAAGATCTGCAAGAACTAAAAGATCTTACTACAGGTTGCCGTACCAATTGCGACAACCACCGCAAGCTATCACAAAAATATTTCGACAAAACCGACTTCTTGATGACTTGGTATTGGCGACTTGCGGGTGCGGTGATCGTGGTTCAGTTCATCATGGCGGTGTTTATTGCGTTGCTAACCGCTGGCATGATTCATATTTGAGGTGAGGCATGTTGCTATCACTTGCAGTTATTGGCTTGATCATGGTTGTTATGGCGATTGCCGTTTATACCTTGATGAAATATCGCAAGCTATCGATGATCCTCAAGTTCTTCAGCATATTGTGGCTGGTTGGCCTCACCGCCGGTCAGGACGAATATGTGGACGAGGAGCCGCCGCTATATTTTGTAGAAGACATCCTGGACGATGCCGTCCCGCCTATTATTGCTGAAGAAGAAAAGCCGCTCATCTTCCCCGAAACCATGCCAGAAGCGGCCCAAATCATCGTAGATGGTACCGAGGACCTAAGCGATCTGAACATGTCTGCGATCAATTGGAGCGAGTTTTATGCGGACTTCCGGCCGCTTGAAGCGAATATGCTTAAGGAGCTAGATGCCTGATGCATATATCGCATGCGATGGTCACATGCGGCCCGCGACCGAAAAGTACTGCATGATATGTCGCGAGAAGGAGAGGATAGCAAGAGATGAGACAAAAAAGATGCCCAAGATGTGATGCTCCGATGCAAGTGGCCGAAGTGCATTTTGGTTATGGGCATTGGAATGGATCATGCTGCCCAAATTGCGGTTATAATGATGCATCGGGTCCGATTCCGAGATAGCGAGGGAGCAGGGCAACTATTCAGCAATTCCTAATACTTCGAATCAATTGCAGTGATCATGGAAAGAGGAAGGAAAAAAGAATTAATCGGACAGATAATAACCGAATGCGCCATTTGGCCCGACCGATCCAGATATAAGGGAATATTTGGATCCATCAAGCGCATTCGCGATCCTTAACATGAGATGCGATAAGCTCTCTTGATAATGGCCTTGATATTTCTTGGCATTTCCCCGAAGTTTGCCATCCGCGAGATATCCGATTACATATCCTTGCTTGCAGAGGTTGATCGCGACATTTCTCTGCCAGGAGCCGCGTGCTTGTGCATAAATTTTGTTTCCAAATTCACTGTCTATAGCCAATACAATGCATTCTTCGCCATGTGGTGTCTTCATTTTGAATCACTCCAATGTTCTAGATACTACTAGATACTTCATGATACTTATACTTTTCGATCTAGCATCATAGTCACATCCGTGACAAGGTACTACATCACAAGAAGGTCAAATCATGGCTTAAGCGGCGTGCGGATGGACTGCACGGCCTCTTTCTCCATGTAAGCAGGTTCCTCTTCCATGCCCCTACCAGAACGCCAAATCAATGATATCTTGAGAAAGTTTGGCCCCAAGATAATCGAATATCTCAAGGCCATAGGCTACTTCGACCAGGAAGGCCCCTATAATCCCGTAGATCTCACATCGAATCGGGTCATGAATAGGTACTTGAAAGCATCGAAAGCCAAGAATACCGAAGTCTGGCAAGTCCTGGAGAGATATCTGTTGCCCGAACTGGAAGGGACCGGGGAAGCATTCATTGTGGCATATGGATTGAACGAGGTTATCCCGGTTAGAGCCATCGCGACCAAGTATATCGAGTCGCGGGGCGGGCAACTCATAAAACGTATGACTGAGACTGATCAAAAGAAGCTGGTCAAATTCATTTGGGCCGATTCGGGGCAGAATGAAAGAGTCATGGCGAGCATGGTTTTGAAGCAACCCCATCTATCACAGATAGTCGATAATAATCGAGTTCGGACAAAGACAATCATTCGTACCGAAAAGGCAAGGGCGACCAGAGGCGGGGCGCACGAATTCGCGAAGAACGCCGGGGCGACAACCGCGACCTGGCATACGGTAGGAGATTCGCGAGTTCGGCCATCACACCGCGCGCTGAATGGTGTCACGGTGAAAATGGGCGGCGAATTCGCGGACAAGGTAAGTAAGACGACCACAGTCTATCAGCAATTTCCGGCGCAGAAAGAGGTCAACTGTCGATGTTTTTTAGAGTACGGCTTCGATGCGCAGATCGCGGATACACCGCATCCCTCGATGGCAACTCTGGAGGCCCTGTATTCATGAGCGACGGTATATCTTTCAAGGTTGACACGACCGCACTTCAGGCGGCATTGGTGCGTGAAATACAAAAGCAGGATGAATTATCTAAGCAAGTCGCTGAACAAATTTTGATCGAAGGAAAGAATGCTGCTCACCAGCTATGCAGAAAAGACACCTCAAACATGAACGATGGCATAGATAGGGCGTCAAAAGTAACCCGAATAGGTTTATGCGTCTATCAATGGGAACTCACATCAGACGCGCCATACACGATTCATCAGGAATTTGGCCCGATGTCTGGGTTAAAAATCTGGAAATTCCGGCCATTTCTGAGACCGGCTGGACTTATTATGCAGGTAAAAAGTAGAGAGATAATCGACCGAGTCTATGGTGGCTAAATGCTAAATTCCGGGATGCTCATCACATCCACCATGCTTTGGTTGAAATTCTCGTCAAGCAACCGATTGTAACGTGTGATCGCCAAGTTGCAATCTTTGATTGTGGTATAGAATTTTCCATATGTTTCAAGCCCGTTTTCATAATTTATCGTGGTAATTAGCCCAAGGCTCTGAGCCAATCCCGCCCCATGTGCAGTTTCCAGCGCGATTGCAATTTCGGTCGTTGTGTTCAAGCCCGCCAGCGCGGGCACTACCAGGGCCATTAAGGCCACCAATGCGAGTATAGATTTCATTTCTTTTCACCTTCAAAGTTCTTCAGGAGATCATTTAGCGCATCGTCTATGCTCTTGAATCCCCATTTCTTCTTATGTCTATCCAAGATGCCATAATTCTCATCTTCTAGCATGGCATGAATCCTGCGCATAATAATAGACCATGACTATTACTATATAAGCATTTCGTAATAATAGACTATTATCGGAGTTCTCAAATGTCCGCTCTCTCTTCCGCCTTAGCCGCTTATTTACAAAATTCAGATGTCATCGGGCCGCTTGTGTCTGGTGTAATAAGTGGCCGCAACTTCGATCTGCAAGATGACCTATTGGCGACATCGCCTTTTACTTGCATCTCGGTTGTCGACCTAATAAGCATTGAGAGGCCATATTTCAATACGCGAAATAGCGGCGATGTCCAATTTTCCGGGCAAATCGAGGTATCATGCATAAGCAAGGCGAGCGAGGCCATCTGCAAGGATTTGGCTGATGTGGTCCGGGCGCTGCTTTGGACCACGCGAACCGTGCCGTCCAATGGCGCAAATCTGCCCATGAGAGTCAGCAGCATTCGACAAGATCCAGACAGTGATTATGAATTGCAAATCTGGAAAGAAATTCTGACAATTGATTTGATTTAAAAAAAAATTAAACGTGCTTGATGTGGTTACAGCACTCGATAACCTTTTCGATTGGATGTTCATAATCAGACCATCGGGCGATCCACCGAGAGCTGTTGGCGATTTGAATATTATATTTCTTATTAATCAAATGTCCCGGAAACAACCACACATGCGCGGGATTTAGGCTCTCCCGGTCGTCAAACGCGATGCATAAGAAGTAATCCGCGACTTGGTTTTTGTTTATGGTAAAGCTCCAGGCATGGTAAATATCCTCTTTTCGTCTGCCATGTCGTTGTATAAGACACGCACTCTTGACATCGATTTTATAGCCTTTTCCGCATACGAAATCGTAGCCAGGATTGCCATATTTCATTTTCACCACGTTCTTAAACACGTTTGATAAAACACGCTCAGCGACGTATACACCCAGAAAAGTTGGACTTTCCCGGTTTTCTGACATCGAGCGATGTTTTCCACTGGCATGCACGTATTCTTGCATTCGCGCCGCGCGGCATGGACGGCACAGTTTGGGACTGACAAGATAACCTGCTCCTTTTCCGGATTTTCGCACAAGAAATTCACTTTCGGGGGTTGGTTTTCTGCAATTCGCACATTCAATTAACACCATAAATTCACCTGTGTTCAGATGATTAATGCACAAGATAGTTTAAATACATTTCGCCAATGATGGAATCTCCGGAGGCGCACAGAACAGATTTCTGAATAGATTGCAATCTAAAGGAGAAAATATAAATGACTATCGTACCAGTACAAGGAAAAGAAAGCAAGCTCACCGTTGGAGTGGGCAATGTAGAAGTGCTTGGAATAAGGACAGGCAACCCGGACCTATCCTGGAACACGGAGGACCTCATGCATTGGCAGGACGAGGCCCCAACTGCATCCATGAACTATAAGATCTGGCAGATCCCGTTCACTGCCACCTATGACATTGAGGAGGCCAGCAACCCAGGCCTGAAGGATGTCTATGAAGCGTTTGATGCGGGCGCTGACCTGACCTTCAAGCTCTATCCAGATGGAGATGTGACTACGACCTATTGGTCCAGCACGGCACATGTCATGGATTGGAAGGTTACGCAGGATGCTCAGAAAAACAACCAGGTTACATTTACTTTCAAGCCCGCGACCGGGGCCGCTGTACTGACCTGGAATCACGCATAGGGGGATCACATGGCATTAGCGCCAATGCACGGTTACATCGGGGCCGTCTATCTGGCGCGGGGATCTAACAATAATTACAGCAATGAGCCAATGTCCGAGGTTAATCTACTCTCGGACGGCTACCCGCGCTATACAGTCTACGAGATTACCGATCCCGATAAGCGATATATGAATGATGACAGCACCCCGACTTTTGCATCGACCGGCACGCTGCCAACCATTGCTCGAATAGAGCATTGCGGCGGCAGGGTAATATTTGCCACGCCCGCGGGCAGCGGCAGCGACGTAATCACCTGCGCCACAGGTCACTACCTGACAGTCGCCGAGTTCATGGGCGTGCTGAATTGGAATCTGTCACAGAGCTGGAAAGAAGAAGCCTACATGCATTTGGGTGACTCCTGCCAGTCTTCGGCGCTCATTCACAAGCAATGGGAGGCAACTTCGGATTCTCATTGGATGAATACGCAAGCCACGATCACCACGACAGGCGGGAATGCGAATAGTCACATCACATTGACACATGTGCCAGGTGGTGAGGATGGAAATAACTATAGCCTCACTCTGGTTGATCCAGGAAC